GACCTGCGCGGACACCGGTCTCTAGGTCGGCGCTTGCAGCTCTGATCAGTCCGCAGGAGAGATCAAATCCCCTCAGGACACCGCTCACCAAGACTTCTCGCTCTTGGCCGAGGCGAGCCTCAGCCCCCTAACCCGGTGGACCCGACCGGGGCGAGCGTGTTAAAGACGGAACAGACAGCACGGGACAACAGGCCCGGGCCGTGGTGCTGCTTGAGTTGTTGTTCCTCCTCCCAGAGGAATGCTGTGCGACTGGGAACTACAGAGTAAAGCGAGAGTGTTAGCGAAGCTTGATGCCGATCACTATATATTATAGTAAGTAGGGGGTGTACATATTTTTATAAGTTATTAATTTTTAAGGAAAAATAGGCTATCCTTTTATGACAGCAGCCCCGTGAAACGGGGGTGTTCCATCCTGCAGAACACCATTCCACTCCCAGAGTCAGCGTGTTCCATCCTGCAGAACGGTGTTCTATTACCGAAAATTACCGAAAATTACCGAACCCGGTAATTGCATTTGAAGCACACTGTGTAGTGACAACTTCACAAAATTACCGAAATTACCGAAATTCCCAAGTTAATATAGCGAAGATGGGTAGTTCACCTATAAACTACTTTCTTTTTCTCTTTTTTCCATCCTTATTTTCTAAAAATCGGTAATTTCGGTAATTTTATTGAAAAAGCCCTATAAAAATAGGGCTGACTTCAATTACCGAAATCGGTAATTTTCGGTAATTTTCGGTAATTGACAGCGGCCCTTACCCCCGCGCCCGGTTGGGTATAGGATCTCCCACCATGACCCGCTCCCCAGCTGTGAAGAAGCCGCGGACCGCTGTGCAACGCAGCGCGAGGGCGAGAGCCAAGAAGAGAGCCCGCGCTGATCGGGATATCACTGCTCCCGCTAGGCGCATCCCCACCGGTGAGACATTTCAAGATACCATGGTGCATTCACCCTTTAGTCAGCGTGATCTCAAGCGGGTGCATCGCATGGCCTACCTGGGGATGTCCCAAGACCAGATAGCGACGATCTTCGATGTGCACTGGACAACTGCCGCTGGGGCTCTAAACTCTATCCCAGAGCTGACCCGCGCCTATAAAAAAGGTCAGGCGCTCGGCATCGAGTTCGTTACCAATAAGCTGCTGACGCTGATTCGTCAGAACAACATCGCCGCGGTGATCTTCTTCTTGAAGACGAGAGCGCGGTGGAGCGAGAAGATCGCGCTCGAGGTTGTCCCGCCTGGCATCGGTGAAGACGGTGAAGTTCCCTCGTGGCTCGCTAATATCTTCAGTGATCCCCGCGTGGCTGAGCAAACGCAGCGCTTAGCAGCGATGATCGAAGAGCAGAGCCGTGAGGTCAAGAGGTCGGCGGTAGTTCCGGCCCTCGAGCACGAGAAGCAGAACGGGAAGACGCCGCATTGACCATCGCCGAGCTGCTGCTTCAGATCTTGCTTGATCTGGCGAAGATCAGCGGTGCGCTGCTCATCGTCTGGTTCTTGGTATCTTGGGGTGAGGGGTTTAAGCGGCCATGAGCGCGGTCGGCGAAGCTGTGATCGGATTAGTTATTGCTGTGATCATCGTCTGGGTGATGATCAAGGTGAGTGACTGGCCGTGAGCGCTATTGCTGGTATCCCCATGAACCAGATGTGGCGGACAACCCCCGCCACGATGCGGATGCGGCTCTCTCAGGGCAAGTGGAAGCCGGCGCGCCACCTGCTCTATATATCGAGCAAGGTCGCGCAGGCGATCTACAACGGCCTCGAGCTCGGGATCCCGAGCGTGCTGGTGATCACGGTCCCGCCCCGGCATGGGAAGAGTGAGCTGATCTCGGTGAGCACGCCCGTCTGGATAGTAGACTGGTGGCCGCGGGCGAAGATCATCCTCAACTCATACGGTGCCGAGCTGGCTGAGGGCTTTAGCCGCAAAGCGCGTGACATCATCAAAGAAAATCAAGACCAGTTGAGGGTGCGGTTGAAGCGCGATGGCAGCGCAGACTGGGAGACGACGCAAGAGGGAGGGATGAACGCGGTGGGCGTGGGCGGCACCATAACGGGGCGCGGCGCCCATGTCTTAATTACCGATGACTACCTCAAGAACGCCGAGGAGGCCGCATCAAAGACCATCAAGGATAAGTCTTTTGACTGGGCGATGTCAACGGCTTTCACGCGGCTTGAGCCGGGCGGGGTGTGGATCATCCTCGCGACACGGTGGGCTGTTGATGATATCATCGGCCGCTTGATCGCTGAAGGTGCGCTCAACGTTGAAGTGATCAACTTCCCAGCTGAAGCGGAGGAGAACGACCCGCTGGGCCGGCAGGTGGGCGAGGCGCTCTGGCCAGAGCGCTATAACCTAGAAGCACTGCAGCGAATCAAGCAGGCGATCGGTAGTTACTTTTACAACGCGCTCTATCAGCAGCGGCCCTCACCGGCTGACGGTGACGCGATCAAGCGAGAGTGGTGGCGCTACTACCAGCAGCGACCGGCTTCGTTTCACCAGAACATCGTATCGGTGGACGCGGCGTTTAAGAAGACCGTATCGGGTTCTTACGTCGCGATCCAAGCTTGGGGACGCGTTGATGCTGACAAGTACTTGACTGACCAGGTGCGGCGGCGCATGTCGTTCACCGATACCTGCGCGGCGCTGCTCGGTGTTCTCGAGCGGCAGAAGCTGTGGGGCTATATCGTGGACGCGGTGCTCGTCGAAGATGCGGCCAACGGTCCGGCGATCATCAGCACGCTGCAGCATAAGGTGCCGGGAGTAATCCCATATACACCTCAAGGTAGTAAAGATGCGCGGGCCATGGCGCACAGTGCGCAGATCGAGGGTGGGAACATCTACCTACCGCACAAGGACATCGCGCCGTGGGTAGACGCCTATGTGAATGAGTGGTGCTATGTGGGCGCGCCGCGCGGGGCGGCTGATCACATGGATCAGGTGGACTCATCCAGCCAGGCGTGGGCGTACATGGGGAACTTGGGGTTTGACGTGCAGTCACTCATCGACAGCATCATCGTAGGACCGAACTTGGAGAGCACACAGCGTGCCGACTATTAAGCAGGTGCTACATCGGTTGTGGAAGGGGCCTGATGCGGTGTACGGATCGGGTGGAGATATCGTGGCTCCCACAGCGATGCCGGTGAATGTCCTCACCCCGCGAGTGGGCGAAGAGCGGATGATGGACGACGTGGCGTGGTCAGAGTCGTTGATCTATGCTGCAGCGAACTGGCCAAAGTATAACCCAGATACACTCATCGGGCGGCAGGGGTTCGGCGTCTATAGGCGGATGATGCTCGATGAGCAGGTGAAGGCCGTGGTGCGATTCAAGCGAGACGCAATCACGGCGCGTGATTATTACTTTGAGATCGAGGGTCTCGAAGACGATGAGTCGCTGCAGGAGCGCATTGATCTGTTTAAGGAGATCCTGCGGCAGATGGAGGGGTCGTTCTTAGATGTGCTGAACGGGATCATGAGCTCGCAGTATCATGGTTTCTCAATGTCAGAGAAGGTCATCATGCCGATTGAGCACGAGGGAAAGACGTGGCTAGGGTTGAAGCACATCAGGGTGAAGCCCTTTGAGTCATTTTACTTTAACTCAGATGAGTTCAGTAATCTGCTCTACGTGTCGCAGAAGTGGCTAGGGAAGGAGCAGGAGATTGACATGGGTAAGTTTATTCACCACGTGCAGAACCCTGATATTGATCCGCACTATGGACAGAGTGAGCTGCGCGAGGCTTACCGAGCGTGGTTCAGTAAGGACATGGCGATCAGGTTTCAGAACATCTTTCTCGAGCGGCATGCGAGCGGGTTCATCTGGATCACGGCCAAGGAGGGGCAGAATATCCCGCGGCGGGGGACACCGGAGTATAACGACCTGGTGGCGGTGATCACCAACATGCAAGCGAAGACGGCGATCATCCTACCGGGGCAGCTTGAGCTGCACTATCAGGCACCGGCGCTGACCGATGCGTTTAAGATCGCGATCGATGGCTATGACAACGGGATAGCGCGCTCTCAGCTCGTGCCGAACCTGTTGGGGCTCACCGAGCCGGGGAAGGGGGGCGCCTACGCACAGTCTCAGACGCAGCTCGAGGCTTTTCTCTGGACGTTAGACGCTGAAGCGGCGCGGCTGGCGGAGACGCTCAATGAGCAGCTGTTCAAGCCACTGGGTGAGCTGAACTGGGGTGACGGGGTGTATCCGTGCTTTAAGTTTAAGCCGGTGAGCATCACGATGAAGCTGAACATCATCAAGGTCTGGAAGGACCTCGTGGTAGGCGGTGCGGTTGAGCACACCGACACTGATGATAAGCACATCCGTGATCAGCTCGACTTTCCTGAAGCGGGTGAGCCGATCTTACCCCCTGCACCGCAAGCCCCGGTGGGACCGGACGGCAAGCCCGTGCCGGTTCAGCAGCCGGGAGGTGAGGGTGATTTCGCCCCCGGTGGTCAACCGAAGCGGAAGCCGGTGGGTGATCCGGCTCAGTATGACGAGACGGTGGTGGGGAGGGGGCAGCTACGAACAGCGCGGGTCTACCGGTTAGCGTTCGCCGCGGCTGAGAAGCGAGTTGACTTTGCTGTCATCGACGCGCGCAGTGTGCAGATCTCGCAGGAGGGGATCAGGCGCGCGTCAGAGGCGACGCGAGACTTGGTGGAGGGGGTGAAGAGCTCGGTGGGTGAGCTCGAGCTGCTCAAGAACCCAGATCGGATCAAGGAGCTCAAGCCGACAGCGGGAGCAATGAAGCGGCTGCGGAATGCAGCGCTGCGCACCCTCGAGGAGGGCTGGCAGCTCGGACGGCAGCACGCTGAGAGGGAGATCTCCAAGGCAAAGGGCAAGCGGTTTCAGGTCCAGGGTGACGTGACAGGCGCCGCGGCGCAGAAGTTCTTAGAGGGACGGGCGTTTTCGCTCTCGGGTGATACGTTCGAGGGCATCCGGAAGCGCGCGGGACAGATCATCTACAATGGGATCAGGGGCGACTGGACGCTGCAAGAGATCTACAACGCGATCGACGATGAGCTCGGGTCGGTGTACTTACCGCACCTCGCGACGGCGATCAGGACGGTGGTCTTTGAGGCGATCAACGAAGCGCGCTATGATTATTTCACCGA